TTACGCGCTGGTCTTTTTATAGGTTACATTGAAATGATCACCCTTAGTCTTACAAAACTCGTAAATCTCTCTAACTTGTTCATCAGTTAACTCATTTAAGCTTAATGCTAATGCTCTACGTTGACCATGCAAGCTGTGTAGTGCCTGGATGTCATGATCTAAAAGAATCGTCAAAAAATCCGCTCCCTTACGACCTAATTTCTTTGATAATTTCTCCAATTCTGTTGGTTCTAAAGAACTCCATATGGCGCTAATTGTCTGGTAATCCCTCCCCTCAGAAGCCTCTGTGGTTGTCTGTGTTATCTTCTGTGGTTGTGTTGTATCTGTACCCAATATGAGCCATTCCAAAGATACATTTTCTACCCTGCAAATGTTTTTCACTACTTTTAGACCAGGAGTCGTTCCTTTCTCAAAATAGTTGTTTAGAGTTGAGTATGACAACCCCCAGTCCATAGCAGCCTGCCGCATACTTCTGGTGCCAATCAGCTGTTTGATCCTGTCCTGGATACTTTCTTTTCCCTCTTCGACAAAAGCAAAATCTTTTTCGTTTCTCATGTTTTTTTCTTTTCTCCGTATTCTATTGAATTTAAATGGATTTTCTATATGTAGATTGAAGTGACAGCAAGATAGAAAAGAAAGCTTGAAATTTTCTTTTTATAGGCCAATAATCTACTAAACTTGATAACAAAATTTAGTTATCAAATTTCGTAACTTTTTAGGATAGATGAATCATGGCGAGAAATGAAGTGAAGCCTGATTGGCATCCTCAAAGAATCTTGGGGGAAGTCAGAGCCAGAGAAGGAAGTATGAGGGCGCTGGCCCGTAAAGCTGGTGTAGGCCAGAACAACCTGTATAACGCGGTATACCGCCATGTTCCCAAGTATGAGGGAATTATTGCGGAATGCCTGGGTGTTCCACCCGAGGAGATTTGGCCCAGCCGCTACATTCGTAAGGTCGCGTAATTATGTTTGCTTCAGTTAAAGAGCTGGTTGGATTACCGGGAATGCCGGGAACAGAGCAAGGCGTCCGCTATTCAATCAGGAAGTATGCAACCAGCGAAACCAGCAGACGCCGCCAGGAAGGCACTAAAGGTTTTGAATACAGCATCGACTGTTTACCTGAAGTGACGCAGCAGGCATTGCGTGAACGCTACGCCCTGCAACTGATGACGCAAAAAGCCGACGAATCACCGGCTCCGGTGGTGACAAAGGCCAGACGCTCACCTGACGTGGTTGATGCGGTGGAGGCATATCGCGGTTCACCCCAACTGATGGTCGAACGCCTCAATGCCCTGACTGAAAAACAGCGCCAGGTGGCTGATGCACGAATTGCGATTGTCAGCGAGGTGCTGAAATTCGCGCAACAACCCGGTTTCAACTGCGCTAAAGCCATCCGTTTTATCGTTGACCGCCTGTCACGCTCACAACTGGACGAGCGCATTGTGGCAATGGTTGAGACGGCGAACGCCAAAAAGGGAAACCGCCGCGCGTTGAGTGAAATCACGCTGAAACGCTGGATTGCGGCCTTTAACAAGGCGCAGAACGCTGCTGAACGCCTGCTTTTACTGGCACCGGGTAAACGTCAGGAAATAAAAGCCGAAGATATTAGCTGGTTGCCCGAGTTTCTGGCGCAGTATCGCCAGTCAAACGGCCGACCAATGACCGAGGCTTACGAGGATTTTGTTGCTGAATGGCAGCACCGGCACGCTGATGAGCCTTATATGCTCGATATCATGCCCTCTTATGACACCATTCGCCGCGCAATGAAGAAACTGCCGGAAGTGGTGAAACAAAAAGGCCGGGTGACCGGCAGTGAATACCGCCAGCTTGAGGGATTCACGCGCCGCGACTGGTCAAAAATGCCGGTGAATTATGTCTGGATTGGTGACGGTCACGGCATGAAACTGAAATGCGCGCACCCGGTTCACGGGCGGCCATTCGCACCGGAAGTGACCTTTGTTATCGATGGTGGCACGCGCTTTGTGGTGGGCTGGAGCCTTGACCTGGCTGAAAATGTTTTCGCCGTAGCCGGTGCCATACAGCACGGCATTCGCCATCACGGCAAACCGTTTCTGTATTACTCGGATAATGGCTCGGGGGAAACTGCCGACATCCTGGATAAGGAGATTGTGGGGATACTGCCGCGACTGGGGATTAATCACCCGACAGGGATTGCCGGTAACCCGCAGGGACGGGGCATTATCGAACGGCTTAACCGCACATTACCGATGCGCATAGCCCGTAAATACCGCACCTATTTCGGGAAAGGTGCAGATCGCGAGACGTTACGTAAAACCAACCGCGATTTACGCTCGGCATTCACTGCCCTGCAACAGGGCAAACGGCTGAACGCCCGGCAGCAGTCAGCGATGCGTGATTTACCGTCCTGGTCTGAACTGATTGATGCCATTCGTGACGGCGTTGAGTGGTACAACAGCCGGCCGCACGATGAATTACCCATGAAGCCGAACGGCAAACATTACAGCCCGGCGGAGTTCAGAAAAAAACGCCTGGCGGAAGAGGACACGGAAATTGAATGGCTGTCCGATGTTGAACTGCGGGACATGTTCCGGCCGATGGTGGAACGCCCTGTAAGACGCTGTGAAATACGCTGGCTGAATAATATTTACTACGCGCCCGAGCTGCGTGATGAACATGGCCGCAAAGTGCTTATCAGCTATGACATTCATGATGCCGAACGAATTACCGTGCGTCGCCCGGATGGCAGCGTGATTTGCGAGGCGGTATGGGACGGCAATAAACGCGAAGCCTTCCCGGTCAGCGCGGAATACTACAAACAGCAGCAGCGCCTTAAAGGTATGCGTAAACGCGCAGAGGAAAAAATCCGTGATGCCGAGGATGAGGTTGTCAACGTGCTGGAGCACAAGCCACAGGAGCCATGGCTGGAAAATATATACCGCCCTGTGGGTAATACAGTGACCGTTCAGCAACCGGTCGCTGAGGATGAACCTGATGAAGAATACGAGCGTAATTTCCAGCGGGGATTGCAACTGCTCGAAGCGAAATTAAAAGAAAATGACCCTCTGGCCTGAAATAAAAAAATAACCCGAGCGGCGACTCAGGTTATTTGATTAAACAAAGGAACTACACAAACGCGAGGTAATAATATGACCGATATAAACGATGTAATCAAGACCATTGATGAACTTATTGATGGCGGCGTACTGACGCAGTATGCCATCGCCAGAGAGGCGGGAATTTCCGACGGCACATTATCGGCTTTCCGTAAGGGGAAATATAAAGGCGATAACGCTGCTGTGGCTGCATCCCTGTGTTCCTGGTATGAGAACTGGAATAAACAAAGCGCACTGCCCGAGCCGCCGCAGTTTGTGGAAACGCAGACAGTCCAGGAGCTGCGCGCACTGTTTCAGGCGGTTCGCCTGATGGGCTGTATTAACGTCATTGTGGGCGTACCGGGTGTGGGTAAAACGGCCACGGCCCGCAATTACTGTCAGGAGCAACCGAACACCTGGATGATCACCCTGTCGCCCGCGCATTCCAGCGTCACGGAGTGTCTGCTGGAGCTGGCAGAGGAACTGGGGATTGATTACACCCGCGCGAACAAGGGGGCGTTATCCCGCGCCATCCGCCGTCGCCTGATGGGAACGCGTGGACTGGTGATTGTGGATGAGGCGGATCATCTTGGTATTGACGGTCTGGAGCAACTCCGGGCAATCCAGGACGCCACGGGGATCGGGATGGTGCTTATTGGTAACCCACGCGGACTGTTTAAGGGTGGACGCCGCGCCGTTGATGATTTATCGCGCCTGTTCAGCCGTCTTGCCCGTACAAAACAACTTCGCAAGGCCAAAAAGGCGGATGTGCTGGCTATTGCCAGGGCGTGGGGTATCAGTGGTGAGGCCGAGCTGGCTGTCATGCAGGCTATCGCTGAAAAACCGGGAGCATTACGTGTTCTGACACATACGCTTAACCAGGCATGGATCACCGCCAGTGGTGAAGGCGCGGCGCTGACAGAAAAACATATTAATGCAGCCTTTAAAGAGGTTTATACCAACCCTGAATTACTCTCACAGGTGTGATTATGGTGATATTTAATATTCCTGATATTTACGGACGCTTTTACCTGATTAATTTCGATAACGTCAAAGCAGTCTCCATGTCTGACAGTGAAGAATGTGGCGATTTACTCTTTGAATTTAATGATCGTACCCGAATGGCAATATCGGCAGGGCTTGATCGTGAAGGTGCGAAAGAAGCTTACAGCAATATTTGTCGCTTTATCGGTGCAAGACGGGTTAGTTAAACGAGGTGTTATATGAATACGCAGATACAGCAGGAAATCAATGTTCTCCGCAGTTTTCGTGAGTTTAACGACAATGACTGTGAGGTTCGCGATTATATCTATGAATTGATGAACGGTGACGGTGTGTGTTTTCTGTTTATCGACCTGTATCAGTGGTATGCAGACCAGCAGTGTGAATCTGTCCGGCAACGTTTTGATTATGAGTGCTTTGATGTGGATGTGTGGGAAGGCCTGCGCTTTGGTTTTCTGATCCCGGGTGATTATCGCCGGGAGTGGCGACATGGTTACTCCATTCTTCGGGCAATCATGCGTGGCGAAACCCGAAAAATTCCGGGGATGGGTAAGGTTAATCGCGGCCTCCTGTCAGAACTGGCTGCATCGCGCATGAATCCATTACTGATACAACCGGAGTTCACCTATGAATTTGTTTGATTCACTGAATAACGCCCGTCGCCTGACCGAACTTGCCGGTGCGGTACTGGAGCGCAGCAAACGCTACCCGCAACGCTTTGCACTGAAAACCACGCCGCCGCTAAGCAAGGTTCAGGGGACTGGGGAGGAAATTGAAATCACCGTTAAGACCAATGGCCTGCGCCGCCGTGTAAAAGCCACTCGCATCAGCGGCTGCACGGTTTACTGGGAAGTATGAAGTTGCTTCATGGTTCGGCTCTGTCATCAGGTCAGACGCCGGGTCAGTTATCCGAACAAAACGAGGACCAGAGGATGAGTAAGGTTGTGCGCGTTATTTTTGAATACAAAGAAGATGTTATCTGTAAAAACGCTGATGGCAGCACGCACAGGGGGGTAAGTCTGGATATACGTTCAACCGGAATAGCAAAGCAGAAAGATGATAGCCCCGCCATGATTTTTGGGGTGGTTATGCTGGCAGAAAGCAGAAACTTCGCAGAGTTTGTGGCAATGAAAGCCAGTGCATTCATGAAAAACAGAGGCATGGCTTCCGGGCTTATTAACGGTAATGAATTTAATCAACAGGGGTAATTCCATGAGCAAAGTACGCGTTATTTTTGAATTTAAGCATATTTCACATGACGAAAAACCGGCAGGCAATGACTGTGTTGAAATGCATGAAAAGATTGGTGTGGATGTGAAAACAGAACGTGATACGAATAACAGCCTGACGTCACTCTGTGACGTTTATGCAAGTATTCTCCAGTATCACAGTCCTGCAATTATTCAGTTTCTCTCAGCGGAATTTCAGGCATCTGCACAGGCTTTTGGAGCGGATGCCATCATTAAACGCCACCGCGTGCATAAAGCATCAGGCACACTGCAATAAGGAAAAACAAAATGGCTAAACGCGTTACAAAATTAAAGGCCGCAGCCGAGGCGGCACCGCAGACCCGTGAAGAGGTCAGCAGCGATATCCGCACTCTGGGAGATATTCAGCGAGAGGCGCTGCGCCTGGAAACGGCAATGAATGATGAAGTGGCAGAAATCACCGCCCGTTATACGCCGCAGATTGAAAATCTTAAAAAGCAAATCAAAGTGCTTTTTAAAGGGATTCAGGACTGGTGCAAAACCAACCGCGATGAGCTGACGAACGGCGGCAAAACCAAAACAGCCAATCTGACCACCGGAACGGTGTCATGGCGACTGGGGAATCCATCATGCAGCGTCAGCCGTGATGTGGAAGGTGTGATTGACATGCTGCGCCGTATGGGGCTTGAGCGTTTCATCCGCACGAAAGAGGAAGTGAACAAGGAAGCGGTCCTGGCGGAGCCGGATGCGGTGAAAGGCATTGCCGGTATTAAGGTGAATAAAGGCGCTGAAAGTTTTTATGTCGAGCCTTTTGAACAGGATGCCGGACTGAATAAATAACACCGCATTAATTATTTAAATATCACTTCATTTTAATTATGGCGCCTGCGTCAGGGGACTGCTCGCGCCTGAATGAGGCATATCATGAGTATTAAATATCGTTATTTTAAAATGAATGAGCACGATTCCCGTCATTATCACCGGGAATGGCTTGATAGTGTTGGCAGGGAGCGCCAGAAATTGATTGATGATTTTCTCAGTAATCAGAATGCCAGAGGATATCGTTGCTCCTGGTATTGTGGGGATTTTTTTGTCAAATCAATACTGGTGCATGAGGATGTTGATGTCGGAAGAAATAAACGGGTGTTGTCTGATAAATTTGATGAAGATGGCCGTACTTTATTTTCAGTTACGCCCGACCGCAGATTCAGAGAAGGAAAAAAACTGAACAAAGCACTGAATATCTTAAACGAGAAGTTAAAACAGCTTCCGGCATTCAGTACCTGGATGGTTAATAAACTGGACTGCTATTTTGAGGTTTTTGGTGTCAGCAACGGCCGCACAGTTATGGCGTGTTCTTCTGCCGGGTTCTATGGCGACAAAGGGGCTGTTGTGGTTCGTATTCCTGTCGGTGAATCAGATAATGCCTTTTCACCTGAAAAGCTGCATCCGTCATTGATGGCAATTAAGCATTCCGAATTTATCGCAATAACGGAGGAATAATTCATGATTGATGCAAAAGTTCTTGAAGGGGTTAAAAACTGGCTGCGTATTTATGGCCGCCTGACCTGCGGTGTACTGGCTGAAAAAATGAATATGCCGCCATCCTCCATGGTTTATTTTCTGCGTGATGCGGTTGATGCAGGCGTGCTGACGGAATGCAACGGTTTTTATGATATTCCGCGTCCCCGCCCGGTGCAGCCGGTTCGTCGCAAATGCAGCCAGGAATGTGCGGCTGATGATGTTCAGTGGTGCAGCTTCAGAAAGTCCCTGCCGTGGATTGAGGGGCATGATATTCCGTCGATGGCGTGGGAATTTGCTCAGGGCGTTCTGACCTGTGAAACCGTTTATGTGGTGGCTGAAGTTGATGAGCAGGCCATGAAAGAAGGTGTGCCCCAGTTTGTGATGGCGTATATCGACATACGCCTGGGTGTCATTATCTGCGGTTTAAGCGGCTGGAATATCACTGAACATGTTCTGCGCTACCTGATTGTTGACCGGACAGCAGCGCCTGCCGGGATATCTGCGGAGGTAGCGTAATGTTCTTTAAAACATCAAACCCTTCCGCGCTGGCTGCGTGGCAAAAATACCAGCAGGACTGCCAGACGGTAAAAGATGAAGCGAAACGCCTTGAGGCTGTGCTGAATGTTGCGTGCCGGTCGGTATTTGAATTCAGTATCAGTGGTTTTTGTTTTAAGGGGCTGCGCTTTATGGATGACAAATATCCTTTTCATCGCGACTTATGGCGAAAACCAACTGCGTCGAATGGCTGGAGCTGCACGCCACGCACATCACGTATCCCTAAAGCTCTGCGTGTTGCCTCTGATGAACTGAACATTCTGTGGTTTGAATATTCGCCCGTCACGTATGCCAGAACCGATGCCCTGTTGTTCTGGCTGGGTATTGACTTCTCAGCAATATTGTATGGTCCCGTGAAGTGGTTCTGCGTTGAGGATGTGATTTACCTTCAATGCGGCGTAAAACCTGAAAAACAGAGAGTGACCGAAATTCTGTCTGATGAGTTTTATGCTGCCGAAAAGCGAGTCAGGGGGTGATGCATGATGATATTACAACCCATGGGGCGAAAAGGTCGGGCACCCGCTCATGTCCGCGCATGGACACCTGAAGAAGATGCGCTGCTGATTGCGCTTTATTCATCCACCCCGGTTAAGGATATTGCTGTCAGAGTAAAAAGAAGTTACTGGGGAGTATATAACCGGATTGTTTTATTACGCGGTACTTACCCGGAATCGCTCAAATGCAAACGCCCCAGATTTAAACCTGATGAAGATAAATTTATCCGAAAAAATGCCAGAACGATGACCAGCAGGCAAATGGGGGAGTATCTCGGGCGACATCATGACAGCATCCGCTGCCGGGCACGAGTGACTGGCGTCAGCTTAAAAAAGTGCGGTGAATTGCTGCCCTTTACCCGTATACCTGACGATGATGTTCGTCTTATTCGTGAATTACGGGATGCTGAATCACCACGACGTCTTACCTTCCGGGAAATAGGCGAGAAATTTGAATTATCCGAGAGTACGGTGAATTTTATTTATCACCATCGCCGGACTGCCGGGGACGCTGTATTACGGGAGTTAACGCCATGATAACGACCTTATTTGTTGAATCAGATGAACCACTGGTATGTGCCGCCGGAATGCCGATCTGTGGCGGAACGCTGACCGGTGTTTATTTCGGGGATTTACGAGGTTATCCCTGGCATTCACTGAATGATGCTTTCCCACCTGATATGGAGGCTGTCGTGCTGATTGTTCAGTATGGTCACCGTCAGGAGCTGCGCATCGGCCATATGGGGTATGAAGGCTTTTTTGTTGATGAAGAAACTGGAGCCTGCCTTGAAGATGACGACGGACAGGTGACGCACTGGTGCCATCTTTCGGCCTTACCGGAATTACAGGGGATACATAATGGATGAGCAAATTGTTGAATGCCCCACCTGTGGAAATGAGGTCCCGGAGTATCTGAAAGAGTGCCCACATTGTGGTGAGGTAAAATGTAATCACTGCGATATGGGCGACGACACTGCATGTATGAATTGTGAGGATTAGTAATATGGAAAAAGAAATCAAATTTGCGCCTAAAGATATCGACGAAGAACTGGCTAAAATCGGCATGCTTGAACGTATGCGGGACATTATCGAATATGCAATAAAAGAAAATCTTGCAGCCAGAGAAGCCCTTTTGATAATGGAGCGGGAGATTAACCTGATTAAGGATGCTGTATCTCTGGATAATAAAATAGCCCGCGAGGAATACGTTCGCCGCAGGCTCGGTGTTGATGGTTCAGCAATTCTTACATCTGAACATTATGCAAAAAGTTTTAATCTTTTTCAGCGGTAATCCCCATGCAGGCCCGGAGATTGTCGAAATGCCAGTTTGTATTAATATATGAGCCATCCTGGTGTCCCTCTGCGCTTTGGGGGGCGGCACTTTTTTGAGCAATATTGATAATATGTGTTGCCTCCTCACGGGAAATCAGCCCCTTATCGAGCAGGGTTACTATAAGATTTCCAGCCATTGTAAATGCGGCAACATCAAGTGCATTTTTTATATCTGACATAGATTTTTCCTTTTATGTTAATTGACATGGCGGTGCGGTAACACCGCCCATTTTTTATGGAGCCACGATAATGAATCGCGCTTCCCTGATTACCTTAATACATGTCGCAAAACGCGATCTACAGCTTGACCATGAAACTTATACATCCGCGCTGCTGGCTGCCGCCGGCAAAACCAGTTGCCGTGATATGTCACCGGATGAGTTATCCCGCGTGCTGGATGTTTTCAAAAAACGCGGTTTTAAAGTGCGTCAGAAGCCGGTTAACCGGGCCTTAAAACCGGGTACGGTGACCGCCAAAACTCGCGCCATCTGGAAGGTGATGCACCGGCAGGGCTTTATCTCTGATGGCGGGGAAACAGCCCTTAACCGCTGGGTGAAATCGCAGACGGCCGCGCAGAACGGCGGCGAAGGTGTGGCTAACTGGCAGTGGCTGGAGCAACACCCCGCGCTGGCCTCTGATGTGCTGGAGCGCCTCAAACGCTGGCACCGCCGCAAAATGCTGTCTGTACTGGGGATGCCAGCACATACAGTGATGAGTTATGAGCGCGTTTACAGGCTGTATGAAGAATCCTCCCCCTTTTAACTCCAAATCCCGCCACAGCGCGTAATGCCGATCAGTTAAGGATCGGTTGACCGATCCTTAATCTGCGGCACTATAACGGCTTCCACAACAGGGAGCCGTTTTCTTATGCCACTTCTCAATGACCTGCTCGATTTCAGCGACCATCCGCTGATGCCGCCCCCTTCTGCACAACTGTTTGCTCAGCATCTTCCCGTCGAATGGATACAACACTGCCTGACTCTTTCTGCACATGCGACCGTTCGCCGCCGTCGTTTACCTGGCGACATGGTTATCTGGATGGTCGTGGCTATGGCCTTCTTCCGTAATGAGTCGATTACCGATGTGGTTCGTCGTCTGAACCTGAGCGCGGATGGTGAAGCGGGGATGAACCTGCTGGCCCGCAGCGCTGTCACCCAGGCGCGTCAGCGCGTGGGTGCTGCACCGGTGGAATGGCTTTTCCGCCAGACCGCGCAGACATGGGGAACTGAGCGTTACCAGAAAGATGACTGGCATGGCCTGCAACTTTTTGCCATCGATGGCGCACAGTTCAGGACACCTGATGAACCTGAGCTGCGTGAACATTATGGCTCTGCCAACACATCCACTGAGCGGCAAAGCGCATACCCGGTAATGCGTCTGGTGGCTTTAATGAACCTGGGTAGTCACATTCTGCTGGATGCCGCGACCGCGCCTTACCGACGGAGCGAAACCCTGCTGGCCCACTCAATGCTCGTCACCATTCCGGATAACTCCATTACGCTGTTTGACAAGCTGTTCTACAGCGCAGACCTGTTGCTGTCGCTGAACCGGCAGGGTTGTAACCGCCACTGGCTGCTGCCCGCCTGGAAGAATATCGCAGCAGAAACGGAAGAAAGTTACGGTCCCGGAGACCGGCTTCTGAAACTGAAAGTGTCACCACAGGCAAGGAAAAAGAATCCTTCGCTGCCGGAATACTGGTATGCGCGGGCGGTAACTTATGAACTGAACGGAGTGGAAAAAACGGTCCTGACGTCACTTCAGGCAGACCGTTATAAGGCCAGAGAGGTGGCAGAGCTTTATCACTCAAGATGGGAAATCGAAGTCGGGTTCAGAAACCTGAAAAGCAGCCTGCTGAATAACGCTCTGGTACTGAGAAGCCGGAAGGTTGAGTTGCTGGAACAGGAGGTGTGGGGCATGTTGCTGGCTTATAATCTGATACGGCGTGAGGCAACAAAAGCAACGGAGAAACACAAAAAAGCGGCGTCGGAAATCAGCTTTAAGTTCGCGTTCCAGTTTATCGCCACAGAAATGATAGTGCTGGGAAATACGGTGTCACCGGGGACCATCCCGAAACGGCTGGAGCATCTGCGGGGGGCTCTGGAAGCGGTGTTCATAACAAAACGCCCCCGACCATCAAGGCCGAGGGCGGTTAAGATATCAAAAACCCGTTATCCGGTGAAACGCAATGCCGCACCGCTTAAGTGAACGGCATTAGCCACAGCGCGGGATTTTTATTTTAAACTTGCCCTGTGTAATGATGACCGGAGGCGGGTATGGCTGAAACACAGATGAGCATGTTTGGTGACAGCGAACAGCTGCACGCGCTGATTGACCGTCTGGATGACATTCCTGATGATGAGCTGAAAAAGAACTGGCCCGGCACACTGCGTGACCTGGTTGATGTGATAAGTGCTGAACTGCACCGTCAGGGGATTGAACCTGCTCAGGCGGGAATGCTTGCCCGTAAAGTTGCGGCCGCACAGGCCGGGTACATGGGCGGGCGTGGTTATTATCTCCCGGTCGGTGAATCCCTTTTCACCGAACTGCGCAATAATGAGATTTTTTCCCGCTGGAGCCAGGGCGAAAAAATTGAAACCCTGCGCCGCCACTACCAGATGTCAGAGACGCAGATTTACTCCGTTATCCGCAACCAGCGTCGCCTGCATCAGGAACGCACGCAGCCACGGCTTTTCTGATATTCCGCAAATCCTGCCCCCTTTTTTCCACGGTTACGCTGACTCAGAGAACACCATGAGACAGCGTAACAATGCCAAAACTCCCCGCGCCACTGCGTAAAAAGCTGATTGCCCTTGTTCTGGCCGGAGCCGGGACGTTCACCATTGCCACGCACTACACCGGCTACTGGGAAGGGAAAGAAAACACCACGTACATTGATCCCACCGGCACCCCCACCATCTGCCACGGCCATACCGGCCCGGATGTGAAACCGGGGATGACAAAAACTGATGAAGAATGTCTGGCGCTGCTGGAAAAGGACATGAAATGGGCCTTTGCGGCCATTGATCGTTATGTTCAGGTGCCGCTTACCCGTGGTCAGACGGTGGCGCTGGCCTCCTGGATTTTCTGGGCCGGTGAAACGAACTTTCGCAACTCCACGCTCCTGCGCCTTATCAATGCCGGGCAGATGCCCGCGTCCTGTAAGCAGTACATCCGCTGGATTTATTCAAAGGGAGTAAAACTCCCCGGTCTTGAGGCCCGCCGTTCGGCGGATGAATGGTTATGTCGCTACGATTTGCCGAAAGTCTGAACCGCTTCTGGCGACCACTCATGATTGCGCTGTTGTGTGTCGTTGTGGTGCTCCGGGGTGTGCTGTGGCTGCGGTGAATAATCCCTTACCGGCCCTGATTGCCGGAGGGTGTATGGCGGCGCTGGGGATAATGGCTGTGCTGGCTGCTGTGGTATGGGGAATGCACCAGAAGACGCAGCGCCTTGAGGACAATAACCAGGTGCTTGTGCGTGAACGGGACGAAGCCCGTCTGGTACTGGCAAATCAGCAACGCACCCTGCAACTCATTTCACAAATCAGTAAGGCGGCCACGAATGAAAAACAGCAGAACATGCAGCACAGCGAGGAACAGCAGAGCATTGTCCGCCGGTCACTGGCAACGGTGCCTGCTGCCGCTGTGCCTGTGCCTGATGATGTGGCTGACCGGGTGCGGCGGGCCGTCTGTGAAATTCGTCCCTGTGCCGCCGGTGCCGATCCCCGTTGAATGGCTGGCTGACTGCCTGGTCCCTCCCGCGCCGCAGCCGTTCACGTTTGGTGCATCGGTCACTTACAACCTGCAACTGCTGGCGGTGATTAAAAACTGCAACGTGGACAAGGCCAGCATCCGCCGTCTGGAGACACAGCGACAGCATGAATTTACTGATATGGCCGGAACGACTGCTGTTCCGGCAGGAAAGACGAAGTAAGGAAAAAGGTATGGATGATTCAGATTGTGCTCAGGCAGTCATGGAGCGTGCAACAGAACGCGCCCTTTGTGACCGGCTGACACGTAAGCGCCGGGTGGCGGAAACACCGGGCAGGCGTGTATGCGCGGACTGCGGGGGTGACATTCCGGCTGCCCGTCTGGTTGCCGTGCCGGATGCCATCCGTTGTGTGAACTGCCAGAACATCATGGAGGCCGGTCATGTGGGTCAGCATCGTTAAAGATTATGTCGTGCCGATCCTGTCGGCAACGGCCACGGCCGGGGGGATTTTTATGGCGCTGATGCGCAAAACCTTTGTCCCCCGCGAGGCCTTTGAAAAACTTTCCGACCGGGTTGAGCGGGTGGAGAACCGTATTTCCGGCCTGCCCACGCAGCAGGAGGTGAACAGACTCAATATCGAAATCACCACCCTGCGCGGTGAGCTTAAGGCCACCAATGCCACCCTGAAATCCGTCTCCCATCAGAACGAACTGCTGCTGGAGCAGGCTGTAAGGAAAAAACACAATGAGTGATTTCATTACTGAAGATCAGCGTCTTGTCATTCTGCGGTCGCTGGCGGATTACAACGGCGAACTGGGTGAGTCTGTGCTTCAGGACTGTCTGGATGATTACGGTCACCGCGTGTCCCGCGACACCGTGCATACCCACATTGCCTGGCTTGCCGAGCAGGGGCTGGTGCGTAAGCGCACGCTCGTTAATGGTTATTTCATCGCCGAGCTGACCGGCCGGGGTCAGGATGTGGCGGAAGGCCGCGCCACCGTTCCGGGTGTGAAGAAACCACGCGCAAGGGGGTAACGATGGATAAGCCAACGCGTGGCCGTGTACGCAAGGTGGATTTGCTCCCCGACAGCATCCGTAAGCCGCTGCTGGAAATGCTGCGTGAAAAACGTCTGACGCAGGTCCAGATCCGCGAGGAAATCAACCGTCTGATCCGTGAGGCAGGCCTGCCGGAAGAGCAGCAGCTTTCACCGGCGGCCATCAGCCGGGAAGCCTCCCGTAATGAACTGATTGCCCGTAACCTGCGTGATTTGCGCGAGCAGACAAAAGCCATGATGGCCGAACTGGGGGACAAACCGACCGGTGAAACCACGGCACTGATTCTGGAGATGTCCCGCGCCCTGATGTACCGCCGTCTGCGTGCTGCCACCGAATCCCTGAACAGCGACAGCGATGTGGATATGCGCCTCATCAAGGACATCCTCCTGTCGGCACAGCGTGCGGAAAGTGCCGCCGAGCGCAGCATTAAGCGTGAAAAAGAAATCCGGGCCGCATTTGCTGAAGAGATGGCGAACGCGGTCACCGATGAGCTGCGCGGCGTGGACGGGATGAGTGAACAGCTTGAGTCCCGTATTAAGGGGATTCTGTTGGGTAAAGCCTGATGAATAACGCCGAAGAACTCTCCCCCTTACTGACGAATACCGTCACCACCCGCAAAATTGATCTGGCCGGTGAAAAAGCCCTGCTGGGCGTGGATGTGCCGGACAGCCTTGATTTGCCCGGTGATATGCCGGTGTTTCTGGATTATCAGGCCCGCTGGTTTGCGGATGAAAGTCAGGTCTGCATCGCGGAGAAATCACGACGCACCGGTCTTACCTGGGCGGAAGCCGGGCGTAACGTCATTACCGCCGCAAAACCGAAGCGGCGTGGTGGCCGTAATGTGTTTTATGTAGGATCAAAGCAGGAGATGGCGCTGGAATATATTTCTGCCTGCGCGCTGTTCTCCCGTGCCTTTAACCAGCTGGCAGATGCTGATGTGTATGAACAGACCTTCTGGGATCGGGATAAAAAAGAAGAAATTCTGACCTACATGATCCGCTTTCCGAACAGTGGATTCAAAATTCAGGCACTGTCTTCCCGTCCATCAAACCTGCGCGGCCTTCAGGGGGATGTGGTGATTGATGAAGCCGCGTTCCACGAGTCGCTGGATGAACTTCTCAAGGCGGCAATGGCGCTCACTATGTGGGGCGCGCGCGTGCGTATTATCTCCACGCATAACGGCGTCGATAATCTGTTTAATCAGTACATTCAGGAAGCCCGCGAGGGGCGCAAGGATTACAGCGTCCACCGCATAACCCTGGATGATGCCATTGCGGACGGGCTGTACCGTCGTATCTGTTACGTCACCGATCAGGAATGGTCACCGGAAAGCGAGCAGAAATGGCGTGATGATCTCTACAAAAACGCCCCGACCCGTGAGGATGCCGACGAGGAATACGGCTGTATCCCGAAAAAATCCGGCGGTGCCTATATCCCCCACGCGCTTATTGAAATGGCGATGATTCGTGACATCCCGATTCTGACGTTTGAAGCTCCGGACGACTTCATCAGCCGTGCCGCATGGCTGCGTGAATCGGAAGTTTTAACCTGGTGTGAAGAACATTTAAAACCGCTTACAGAGAAATTAAATCCCCGTTCCCGCTTCAGCTTCGGGGAAGACTTTGCCCGCACCGGTGACCTGTCCTGCTTTGTGCTGCTGGAAATCACCGAACTCCTGGCAAAGCGCGAGGTGTTTCGCGTGGAGCTGCGCAACCTGCCGTATGCCCAGCAGGAACAGGTGATGATGTACATCCTGACCCGCGTTCCGGCGCTGGTCGGTGCGGCGTTCGACGCCACCGGTAACGGCGGCTATCTGGCAGAGGCCGCACTGCTGGCCTTTGGCCCGGACATCATCGACTGCGTGATGTTGTCGCCGAAGTGGTACGGCGAGTGGATGCCAAAACTGAAAGCCGAGTTTGAAGATCAGAATATCCTCGTCGCCCGCCATCAGACCACGCTTGATGATTTGCGCCATGTGAAGGTGGTGAATGGTATCCCGCAAATCGACAAGGGGCGCACGAAGGACCAGAACGCAACGGCTGCGAACGCCCGCCGCCATGGTGATTTTGCCGTGGCACTCTGTATGGCAAACCGGGCGTCATACATGGAGGGTTTCATCCTGGATGAATCAGCCTGTCAGGCGCTGCCGGAGCGGTCGCGGGCAATGGAGGGCTGTTATCGTGATGACGATGAGGCATATCATGAATTTGATCGGGGGTGCTGGTAGTGGGACGCATTATTGATCTTGACGGAAAACCTTTCTCCTTTGACCCGGAGATGCAAAGTACCGCGCTGGATATTCCGCAGATTGCCAGCCGTTATGTTGAGCATCCCGCCTCGGGTATCACCCCGAACCGGGCGGCGCAGTGCCTTCGGGGGGCTGAACGTGGCGACCTGATTGCCCAGTCCGATCTGGCGGCTGACATTGAAGAAAAGGACACCCACCTTTTTGCGGAGCTGGGCAAGCGACGTCTTGCCATTCAGGGGGTGCCATGGAGCATTGAGCCGCCACCGAACGCCAGCGCGAATGAGAAAAAGGACGCGGAAATGCTCGACGAATATCTGCATTCCGCAGACTGGTTTGATGCCATGCTGTTTGACGCCACGGATGCCATCCTGAAGGGCTATTCCTGCATGGAAATTGAGCACGGGATGCTCGGTAAAATGCACATCATCCGCGCCATCCGCTGGCGTGACAGCGGGCATTTCTGCCTTAACCCGGATGATTTGAGCGAACTGCGGCTGCGTGACGGCAGCCATTCCGGGGTGGCGTTTCAGCCATTTGGCTGGATAGTGCATCAGTCGCGTTCACGCACCGGCTATGGTGGTGCAACCGGGCTTGTCCGGACGCTTATCTGGCCGTTCATTTTCAAAAACTATTCCGTGCGCGATCTGGCGGAATTTCTGGAGGTGTACGGCCTGCCGATGAAGGTCGGGAAATACCCGTCCGGGGCAACACCGGAGCAGAAAAGTGCCCTGATGCGGGCGGTGATGGATATCGGGCGACGTACAGGCGGGATCATCCCGGCCGGGATGTCGCTGGAGTTCCAGGCGGCAGCGAACGGTCAGGCCGATCCGTTTGAAACCATGATTTCGTGGGGGGAGCGTTCCATCTCCAAAGCAATACTCGGCGGCACGCTGACCACGGAAGCCGGAGACAAAGGCGCGCGCTCACTGGGTGAGGTACATAACGAGGTGCGCCGGGAAATCAGGGATTCTGATTTACGACAGCTGGCTGCAACCCTGAACCGCGATCTGGTGTATCCGCTGTACGCCCTGAACACCACGCACACTATTGATATCCGCCGTCTGCCACGTATCTGCTTCCAGACAAAAGAACCAGGTGATATCACCAAAATCACCAGTGCGGTGATGCAGCTCAGTACGGGGATGGATATTTCTGATCCCTGGATACGTGAGCAGACCGGTATTCCGCAGCCCACGCCCGGTGAAGCCATCTTCCGTGTCCGGCAGAGCAGCAATGAACCCGCACAGAATGACAGGGAAACGCCACCGGAAAAACAGGAAAAGACAGAACAGACGGCGCTGGCTGCCAGACTGCCGGAAGCGAAAAGCACACCGCGTGATGAACTGGACGACATGGGGGACGCGGTGCCTGCCCGCCGCTTACAGGAGGCCATCGATCCGGTGCTGGAGCCGGTCATTGATGCCATCAGAACGCGGGGGCTGGCGGATGCGCTGGCAGACCTGCCTGCCCTTTATCGTGAAATGGATGATTCCCGCCTGATGACGCTGCTCAGTGATGCCATGTTTGCTGCGGAAATGAAGGGGATGCTGGATGGCTCAGGGGATTGATTTAGGTTATGCCGCCACGCTTCCCTCAAAAGAGGCGGTGGCATACTTCCGCGCCAAAGGAGCGCATATCAGCTGGAACTGGTTCGAAACAGACGCGGATGTGCACGCCCGCTCATTCACGGCAGCAAAAGTGGCACGGCTGGACGTACTGACCACACTACAGGCGGAAGTGCAGCGGGCCATTGATGAGGGAATTTCACAGAAAGAATTTATCCGCACGCTGACGCCACGCCTGCAAAAGCTGGGATGGTGGGGAAAGCAGGTGGTGGTGGACAGCGACGGTAACGCGGAAGAAGTGCAACTGGGCAGTCCCCGTCGTCTGGCGCTGATTTACAACGTGAACACCCGTGTGGCTTACAATGCCGGGCGTTACACGCAGATGATGAACAACACGGACACGCATCCGTTCTGGCAGTATGTGGCCGTCATAGACAGCAGAACGAGGCCAGAACACGCAAAACTGCATCTGCTGGTTTTTCGTTTCGATGATGTATTCTGGCAAACGCATTATCCCCCTAATGACTGGGAATGCCGGTGCCGTGTTCGGGCTTTATCTGCCGCCCGCATGAAAGCCATGGGACTGACAGTCAGCTATGGCGCATCGTATATGCACACCCATGAAGTGGATGCCGGTACAGATAAGGCCTCAGGTGAATTGTTTCGCACCACTTCCACTACGTTTGATAATGGACGAGTGAAAATGACGCCGGGTGTGGGCTGGTCATATAACCCCGGCTCGGCGGCGTTCGGCACAGACCAGGCGCTTATCCGTAAACTGATCGAGGTGAAAAGCCCGGCGTTACGGGAAATGGTGGTGCAGGAGATGAATAACAGCCCGGAGCGGCAGCTGGCGTTCCGCATCTGGGCAAAAAACATCATGAAAACCCGGCGAGGTGGTAACGATATCCGCACGCTGGGCTTTATGACCGAAAGTATTGCTCAGGCGGTGGAAAGCCGGACGGGAACGCCACCGGCCCGTCTGCTGGCGATGAGCGGTAAAAATGTGCTCCATGCGGACAGTGTGAAACATCAGAATGACGGCATCGCCCTGATGCCAGAGGACTTCGGGCGCTTACCGGCAATGCTGGCAAAGCCAAAAGCGGTGCTGTGGGACAAACGGCACAACAATCTGATGTATATCGTGGAAAATAAGGATGGCAGTGTGCAGATTGCCGTTAATGCACCGTACAGTCTGAAACGTCAGCCCGACAAACTGGATGTGATTGTGAATGCTTACCGGGTTATCAATATGGATAAGCTGAAATCGGATATCCGGGGCGGAATGCTTGAGGTGCTGGAAGGACAAATTGATTAACGGTCAGTGGCGGGGGTCGAACCCGCATACATGATCCACCCGGAGGCAGGCACCGACTTTACCAGTTAAGCGTACACTGACCGCCTGTTTATTTTATATTCATCCTTTATGCGGAGGCAATATGTCATCCATTGATGCCGCTGTCGTTGTTGACGTTACGCGTCTCCAGCGGGTGTTTGCCCGACTTCAGTTTGTGGGCGGCGGAAAAGACCTGGCCCGCAGTGTGGCGGCGAGTCTTCTGTCATCGTCAGAAATGGCGTTTGAACAGGAAAAAGAGCCGGACGGCGAACGCTGGCATGACTGGTCAGATCCTTACCGCAACTGGCGTACCCGTAAGGGATACACGCCCGGCAAAATCCTGACGCTGAACGGCGATCTGGCCCGCCGCCTGACCACGGATTATGGCGATACCTGGGCGCTGATTGGATCAAATGAACCTTATGCGGCCATTCATCAGTGGGGTGGCCTGCCCGGTATGCCACCGGGACCAGCAGCCATTGGTGCGCGTCCGTATATGGGCTTTGATCAGGTGGCAGAACAGGAGATCATGGACGAAATCAGAAAACGCTTTAAAAAGGCCACAGAAACGCCGTAATGGTTTAAGGTATGCAAACGTATTACCTTACCCCCTTCAGGCGCGTGTCGTGATTTTCTAACCTGTATTTAACGGGCTTTAAAATCTGCGTGAAGCGCCTTTCTCATCCCCCCCTGAAAACACTTTCTGAAGTCCCGCAAAACCGGCCCTGAAAAACACCGGCTTATGCTGCCGGAATGAAGACGAAAAACACGCCCAAACTTGCTTATGCCATTCTGAATGCCATCAGCCTGTCCACAGACGGGGACGGTGACTGGTGTCAGATCATGCCAGCCGGTCGGGTAAAGGCCCGTGACGGTCGCCCGGAAAAACCGGCGGAAGGCTGGCTGATTAACCGTGCGACCGTTGAGCGCATGGTATCCGGGGTCGTGGCACTCAATCAGCCGGTGAAGATTGACTATAACCACCAGTCACTGATTGAGGGGCATGCGGCACCGGCTGCCGGTTTTGTCATGGCATCGCCGGAGAACTTCCGTTTCAGTGAAGAGCGGGGTTTTGAAGTGCGTCCGAAGTGGAACCCTCCAGCCATTGAACATCTGCGCAATAATGAGTTTCCCTGGTTTTCCCCGGTGATTGGTTATGACGAAATCACCGGTGAACCTGTTGAGCTTCGGATGCTGGCTATTACCGGTGACCCCGGTCTGACTGGCATGAATCCTGTCGCCGCACTGTCGGCGGATGACCTTTATAACGCCTTAAACCCTCCTTTAAAGGACACCTCCATGAATGAGCAATTACGCCAGTTGCTGACGGCGCTCGGTCTGACCGTGGCTGACGGTGACGAATTTACGCCGGAACTGGGCACGGCGGCGCTGTCTGCCCTTACCGGATTCAAAACCCGTGCGGATGCGCACGACACCCTGAAAACACAGGTCGCCAGCCTGTCGGCAGAGCTGGAAACCGCAAAAGGCACACCGGCTGGCGGCACTATTGATCTGACGAAATACGTGCCCGTTGAGACGTATAACGCCCTGCGTACCGAATACGTTGCGCTGTCGGCGCAGCACGGCAGCACCACGCTGGAGCAGCTGCTGGACAAGGCCGAATCCGAAGGGCGCATCTTCAAAAGTGAACGCGGCTATCTGGAACAACTGGGCGGGCAGATTGGCGTTGCGGCACTTTCTGCACAGCTTGACGCCCGCCAGCCAGTTGCGGCCCTGACCTCTCTTCAGACCGACACCGTGACCGTGCCGGATAAAAAGACTGCCACCGCTGCGCTGTCGGCTGAAGATATCGCGGCCGCCCATCTGCTGGGTAAAACCGAAGCCGAGTTCCTGAAAATGAAAGAGGAAATGCAATAATGCCTACCCCGATTACACCGGCGATGATCACCGCCCTGATGACGGGCTACCGTTCTGATTTTCAGGCCGGGATGTCCATGGCTCCGTCTCAGTACCAGAAAATTGCGATGACCGTACCGTCCACGTCGAAATCCAACACCTACGGCTGGCTGGGGCAGTTCCCGCAGTTCCGTGAGTGGATTGGCTCCCGCGTCATCGAGAAGATGAAAGCCTATGGCTACGCCATCGTGAACAAAACCTTTGAAGGCACCGTTGCCATTAGCCGCGATGACTTTGAAGACGACAATCTTGGCATCTACTCCCCGTTATTCCAGGAAATGGGGCGCGCTGCGGCGGCACAACCGGATGAACTGGTCTTTGCTGCACTGCGTGACGGGATCAGTGCGGCCTGCTATGACGGCCAGAACTTCTTTGATACCGAACACCCGGTTTACCCCAAAGTGGATGGCTCCGGTGATGCGCAGATGGTCAGCAATATGTTTGTGGCAAAAACCGGCTCTGTCGGTGCACAGGCGGATTACAGTGGCCCGGCCTGGTATCTGCTCGACTGTTCCCGCGCGGTAAAACCGCTGATTTATCAGGATCGCCGCAAGGCCGAACTGGTTGCCCAGACAAAAGTCGATGAAGGCCGTGCGTTTACTGATAACGAGTTTGTGTTCGGTGCTTCCGCCCGTCGCAATGTGGGCTACGGCTTCTGGCAGATGGCCTACATGATGCAGTCACCGCTGACGCTGGATGCGCTGTGGCACGGCTGGTCGGCCATGCGTGACTTTAAGGCTGACGGTGGCCGCAAACTCGGCATCAAACCCACCCATATTGTTGTCCCCACCTCGCTGGAAAAACAGGCGGTGCAGCTGCTGGAGCGTGAACTGTTCGCGGACGGTAACACCACTGTTTCTAACGAGATGAAGGGCAAGCTGGAGCTGGTTGTCGCGGATTATCTGTAAACGGTTAGCCGGGCTTACAGCCCGGCCCCTGCGGAGGGCAAATATGAATGAACATCACACTGTGGCAGCAACAGATGATTCAGGCCTTCAGGTCAGTGGTGACAATCCTGTCACGGTTCTGGCAGAAGTGCGTTGCAGTCGTGCGCAGTTTCGTCGTGCGGGGTTCCTGTTCATGCGGGGACGCCAGCAGGTTGACGTCACCCCGGAGCAGCTTGCCCGACTGGAAGCGGAGCCATGCCTCACTGTACGAATACTACAGACGACTGGTGATGATGCGGGAGCCGTGGCGGGTGTGGTTCATGCAGCGACCGGTGCAGATTTAGCCGAAGCCGAAGCCGAAACCGAAGCCGAAGCCGAAGCCGAAGCCGAAGCCGAAGCCGAAGCCGAAGCCGAAGCCGTACAGGATGCGGCCCGGAAAAAGACCGGCAATAAAGCTAAACAGGAAAAAAAGGCGCGCGCATGAATTACGCCACCGAAACCGATATGCGGGCGCGTTACCGCGAGGATTTGCTCAGGCCATTACTGGCTGTGCCCCGTTCGGATGAACCGGATACGCGCAAGCTGAACCGGGCGCTGACAGATGCGTCAGCCCTTATCGACAGCTACCTGTCTTCCCGTTACACGCTACCGCTGGCGGTGGTTCCGGCGGTCCTTGTTCAGCATTGCTGCACGATTGCCTTTTATTACCTGTGCGATCAGCGGGCATCCGATCAGGCTCGTGACCGTTACCGTGAGGCGCTGGCATGGCTGAAAGATGTCATGAACGGTAACGTGCCGGTCGGCGTGGATACAGACGGTGCGGCCCCTGAATCCGGGGATTTACCGCAGGTGCAGTCTGATGCGGCGGTGTTCGGGCGCAACCAGAAGGGCTTTATATGATTACGGAAACCGAACAGGCATACATCGCCCGCATCCGTGAGTATTTCGGGAATGAACTGGTGTCAGTTGACACGCATCCCGGCGACTGGAGCGACAGTGTGCTGCGCACCATGCTGATTAGCGCCCCGGCGATCTACGTTGCCTGGCTGGGTGCCGGTGAAGGCCGTACCCGTGGGCGTCTGGTCAGCCACTGGGTGTTCTACGTCATCGGCGACATGCTCAATGGCCGTGAGGTCAGCCGTCCCGGGCTTTATCAGATTGTGGCCCGCCTGATTACCGTGCTGGACGGCTTCAGAACCGAAAAAACCTCACCGCTTTACTTTGAAAAGGCGGTTAACGGTTACACCGAAACGCAGGCAGACAGCGGTGCCGTGATGTACGCCCTTTATTTCTCATGCGAGGAAATGATCGACCCGCTGACGGATATCAGCTCGCTGGATGATTTCCTGCGCCATTACGAAACCTTTACCGAACCGGAAGGCACGCCGGAATTTAAGGCACACATCCGTCTGCCTGGTGCAACTGCCGCCGGTGAAAACGCCGGACTGTCAGAGGAATAACAGATGACAACCATTTTTATTAAACCTGCGCCGGGATGCCTGATTCGCGATCCCGACACGATGACTCCGCTCTCTCAGGACGGGGAAGAGAAACCCTTCACCCCGTTCTGGTGCCGCCGTCTTAATGATGGTGACGTCATTGTGGTGGATAAAACGGCGGAGCCTGCCCCGGCTGCCACAACAGGTAATACCGGCGAGGCTGCAAAACCAGCGGGAGCGGCAGCAGAAAAACCTGCGGCGGCGGCTGAAAAACCCGCAGCATCAGATAAGGGGACGTCCTGATGATTAACTTTGATTTTATCGGCGATAACAATCGCATCCCGCTGGTACAGATTGAAATCAATAACTCAATGGCCGTGACCGGCACGCCGCCACAGCGTCAGGCGGTGCTGTTATTTGGTCAGCGAAACCGTAATGCGTTTGGTGTTGTTGATTCTCCTGTCCGTATCACCCGCGCGTCTCAGGCAACAGAACTCTGGGGGCGTGGCTCCATGATTGCGCAGATGGTGGCAGCGTTTATTGCCATTAACCCTGATACGGAGCTGTACGGCATTGCACAGGGGGAAGGCACCGGCACGGCCACACCCGGCACCATCACACTTTCCGGTACAGCAACGGAAGACAATGTGCTGAATCTCTATATCGCCGGACGTCCTTACCGTCTGGCCGTCAGCAAGGGCAAACCGGGTAATCTTCTGGCGGATGCGCTTGCCGCGATGATTAACGCAGACCAGGACTGTCCGGTCAGCGCCACGACCAGCGTCCCCCCGGATAATCAGGATCAGACAAAAAAAGTGATCACCCTGACGGCAAAATTTACCGGCGAATGCTCCGTGCATGATATCCGGCTGAATTATTATTCCGGTGAAGTGACACCCGCCGGGATTGTTGTTTCCACTGCCGGAGGCACCGCGCCGAAAAACCCGGATATTACCAACAGCATCGCTGCCATGGGGACGCGCCAGTATAACTATATTGTGATGCCCTATAAGGATGCGGCGAATCTCAAAATTCTGGCGGATGAACTGCTGAAACGCTGGGGACCGGTAAAAATGTCAGACGGTATGGTCTGGATGGCGCATACCGGCACCTTCGGCACGGCAACCAGTTTTGGTGAGTCCCGTAATGATTTCCTGTTTACCTGTACCTCCATTCCGAAGGCACCGGAGCCGGATTATGTCTGGGCAGCTTCCATTTGTGCGGTCTGTGCGCCGTCACTGTCTGCCGATCCTGCCCGCCCACTCCAGACGCTGGCGTTGCCTGCACGACTGGCACCGGCGGAATCAGATCGCCTGACACGGGAAGAGCGAAACAGCCTGCTTTATACCGGCATGTCCACGGTGACCGTCGCGGCCGCTGATGTGGTGCAGATTGAACGTCAGGTGACGATGTACCGTCAGAATGCATATGGCGAAAGCGATCCCAGCTATCTGGATGTGGAAACCATCTACACCCTGTCATATCTGCGTTATTCCCTGCGCACCTTTATCACGCAGCGTTTCCCGCGCCACAAACTGGCCGATAACGGCACCCCCGTCCGGCCCGGTCAGAATATTGTGACGCCGGAGATTATGACGCTCCAGCTGATTGCGCTGGGGGAAGAATGGGTGGATCTGGGACTGGTCGAAAATCTGGACACCTTTAAAAAGAATCTGCTCGTGGAGCGCAACACAAAAGACCGTAACCGTCTGGATGTGATGTGTACACCGGATCTGGTTAACCAGTTCCGCTTCATGGCCGCGCAGATCCGTTTCATTTTGTGAGGTAAGGCATGAGCGGAAATAAACATCAGGGCACGGCCACCATCCGTGTGAACGGACAGGAGTACGCCACCCTTGAGGGAGCCACGTTCTCCCCGTCCGGCTTTGAGCGTGAAGTGGTGAAAGGCGCGAAAGTTTACGGCTATCGCGAGAAACCCCGTGAGGCGACGCTGGACTGTAAATTTCCGGCTGGCGGAGAAGGTTCACCGGCTGCCGATGAAATCAACACCTGGACTGCGGTCACGATTGAGTTTGTGGCCGATACCGGTGAAGTCCACATGATGACGAAGGCCTGGAGCAGTGAACCGGCCTCGCTTGACGGTGGCGGTGATATCTCCGCGAAGTTCGCCAGCGCCACCAGTACCCGTGTCCAGTAATCAGGAAAAATGTAATGAGCACACGTAAGAAAAAAACGGCGGTTTCTGACGAGGCCGTGATGGAGGCTATCCGGGATGCACTTGAAGACGGCGATCCCCGCACCACCGGACTGGCTGAACAGCTGGCGAACGGCTATGTGGATCTGCTCGACGGCCTGCCGTTCGGTGAATCCCGTGAATACCGCGTCACCTTCCGCGAACTGACGGCGAAAGACAGCATTGACGCGGAAACCGAGGCCGAGCGTCTTATGGAAACCCGAAATGGCGGCCCGGTTCTGATAGCCTCACCGGCACTGCGCGGCATTGCACTGCTGCGCCGTCAGATTGCCGCTGTCGGCCAGATTGAGGGGCCATTGTCTCCGCGTCAGATTGGACAACTCAGCGAGCGCGATCTCTCCCGTCTGATGGCGGCGGTAAGCCTGCTTGATTCCGCGATGGCAGGAAAGCTGGTCGCTGAACGGGGGCGACCAGATGCAGTGCCGGGATCAGATTGAAGAAGCCGCAATTGTGCTGGGGATGGTGACAAAAAGCGGCCCGGAGTGGGCGCTTAACCTCCCCTTATCACAGCTTTACCGGCACTGCCGACAGACCGAAAAAATTCTCAGAACGAAGCAGTAATCCATGGCAAAAAACCTGAAAGCCTCCCTGATTGTCGATTTACTCGGCAATATTTCTGCCAAATCCCGCCAGTGGTCACAGGAGCTGGGGGCGTTCTCCCGTTCCGGCAGGACAGGCCTGGGTGGTCTTGGAAATGCAGCCCGTCGTGCCGGTCAGGAGACAGAACTTGTCGGCTCCCGTATGCAGCGAACGCTTGCCGGTGTTCGTGGCAGCATCCGCACGGTAACGTCAGATTTTGACCGCCTGCAGGGCAGCATTACCGGCACCATCGGGCGGATAAGCAACCTTTACGGGATGCTGGCGGGAGGGGCTGCGGTCTACGGTTTTAATAAAGCCTTTATCCGCCCGGCCGCAGAGATGGAGAACTATATTCTGCGTCTCAACGCCATTAATCATGGCGATACGGCAAAAACGGAAGCAGTGAAAGCCTGGGCAGTACAGAACGCCAAAGACACCACCTGGGGGCTGGCGGGGGTTATGCAGGAATACGCCTCCAGTCGCGGGTTTGGCATGAGTGACAGGGAAGCCCGTCGCTTTATTACCATGCTTCAGGATCAGGGCGGCTATCACGGCTGGTCACTGTCAGATGCACAGGGTGCGTCCCTGCAACTCAAACAGATGTTTGCCCGCCAGAGTATCCAGGCAGCGGACGCCAATATTCTGACCGGATACGGGATTAACGTTTACCAGTTACTGGCCGATAAGCTGGGCGTAAACCAGAAGATCATCCGTGAGAAAGGCGAAAAAGGAAAACTGGGGCCGGACAGCATTCGCCTGTTATTTCAGGTGATGGCCGAACAGGCAAAAGGTGCCCAGAAAAACGCCATGAATTCCTGGACGGGAATGACGTCCATGATGGGCGACGTCTGGGATCAGTTTGCCCGTGAAGTGATGGCAAAGGGACCGTTTGACAGCCTGAAAAAGAGCCTGAAAGGCTTTCTGGATTATGCTGATGCGGCACAGAAAAGCGGCTTACAGGATAAGCTGGCCACACAGACGGCCTCAGCCCTGAATCAGGGATTCGAGTATGCCAGAGACGCTGCAACCGGCTTTTACCGGGCCATTCAGAAAGTCAGGGAAACGCTTCAGGCACTGCGCGACGCCGGTTATGGCGATGCTCTGGATCGCATTGGTCAGGGTGCGCAGACCGCCGCGAAGTACCTGATGTATATGTATCTCGCCTCCCGTGCGCTGAAGGTGCTCAGGTTTGCGGGGATGGGTGCATTACGTCTCGGTGCAACCCCCTTACGCTATGGTATGGCGATGACCTCCGTGCTGACGTCGCCCTTCCGCAAACCGCAGACCACTGTGCCGGGAACGCAGCCCGGACGCGCTGGCCGCTTCCTGAATTTCCTTACCGGGGTGAATCCGGCAGCCGTTCAGCCCGTGCTGGTCACCAACTGGCCTGCTGGGGGCCTGGCATCAGCTGGCGGGGATGTGGTGGTCAGCGGTGACGGCAAAACCGTGCGCGGCCGTAAAAAACGCGGTCCCGGACGCGGGCGGGGTGTCACGACCGTCGTGACCGCCGGTGAGCAGCTGGCGGAGAGCGCCGGTAAACAGGGCTTCTTCGGTCGTATGATGAGCCGTGCCGGTGGTCTGCTAACGGCGGCCGGAAACCGCATGGGGCTGGGGCGTTTTGCCGGGCTGTTCCGTGGTGCCGGTCGGCTGGGTGGTGGTGCCCTGTGGGCCGGTGCCATGGCGGCTCCTGTACTGCTGGACAGCAGTGCCAGCGCAGCCGATAAAGCCGGTGCCGTGGGTTCCCTTGCCGGAAGTATCGCCGGTGGCGCGCTGGGGGCTGCTGCCGGTCCGGTCGGGGTTGCCATTGGTTCCACGGTGGGCAGCTATCTCGGTGATTATCTGGGGGGCTGGCTGACGCAGGCCTGGCAGAAACTGCGTGGCAGCAGTGACGAAAACGGCGGACAGGCCACCGCGAAAACCGCCGCACGGGTGGAGCTTGTGGCCCCTGAAGGCTGGCGGGCACGCAGTATTGATGTGGATGATACCGCACAGCATGGTCTTGATGTGAACGTCTGGAACGGAGGGAACTATGGCCTCTACTGACACGCCGGGGCGTGGCTCCTTCCGTGGTGTGCCGTTCCTGGTTTATCAGGAGCAGCGGGAACGGGGCGGACGTAACATTGTGCGCCGTGAATACCCACTGCGTGAAAGCGGCGGTGCGGATGATCTGGGGCCAAAACTCCCGGAGTTCACATTCACGGTTCTGGTGACCGGAGACGATCTTCAGACACAGCGAAGCCGCCTGCGTGATGCGCTGCGTGCACCCGGTGCCGGTGAACTGATGCACCCGGATTACGGCACGTTAAACGTGCTGATAAACAGCTTTGAAAGCCGTTATAACGCCAGCGAGCAGGGAACGGTTGAGTTCACGATCAACGTGATCCCCGCCAGTGACGATACCGCCCCTTCGGTGGCAGAAGATACGGCAGCTGCGCTGGAGCAGAAAAGCGGCTCAGCAATGAATCAGCTGTTTAACACGCTTTCAGACGGCTGGACGGTGATTTCAGACGGTCTGCATGATGTACAGGCCATGACCGACACCATCAGCGATAAGATTGATGCACTGGAGAATGCCGTTTCGGGGATGGGGATTGTGCAGGATATCAGTGCCTTTACGGCCAGTTTTACTGCCCTGAAAGGCAATGCCGCCGCCCTGATTAATGCGCCCCGTCGCATGGCTGAATCGCTGGCAGGAATGTTTGCCGTGCTGACCGGGCTGCCCGGCGATCCTTCCCTGTCTCTGACCGGAAAAGCCGGAACGCCGTCCGGCAGCCTGACCACAAACCGTGACAGCATGGCAGAGCAGGCCATGCCGCAGCTGTACCGTACACTTTCCTCCCTGCGTTACACCCTCAGCGAACAGGATGATCCACAGCGCCTGATTGGCCTGACGCCTGCGGCACAGAAAAATATCCGTCTGCTGCGGAGCGTGATGCAGAGTGCAACCCTGGTGTCGCAGGCACAGACGGTCGGAAAACTGCTGGATCAGGTCATCCGGCAGAATACGACGCACGTTCAGGATACTGACCGTTCGGGCGGACTGGCATGGCTGGAAAGTTCTGCTGATGTGCAGCGTATCAACCGGGATTTGAGCGATGCCATGGAACAACAGGTGCTGGATCTGTCCGCACAGGGCTATACAGGGACTGCCCTTGCATTACGTGATGCAGGGCTTGCGCTGACAGAAGATTTAACCACACGGAGCGTGCATCTTCCCGGTGCTTTTCAGGTCATGGTTCGCACCACCGAACCGGCACTGGTCACGCTGTACCGTGCCACCGGCAACAGCAGTCGCTGGCAGTATTTTGTCCGCAGAAACAATATCTCCGATCCGGTTTTTGTTCCGGGGGGCCGCAGCGTGGAGGTGATCAGTGAGCAGCAGGATTGAACTGTATATCGGTGGCAGTATTTTTTCCGGCTGGCTGACGGTCAGCGTCCGTCGCTCGCTGGAGCATCTGGCCGGGTCGTTTGAACTGGGGCTGATGCTGCCCGGTGAGCGCATCCCCTCAGCCCTGCGGACCGGTCAGTCCCTGACGCTCAGAATTAACGGGCAGACGGTCATCAGTGGCTGGCTGGATCAGGTCAGTCAGCGGATCAGTGCAACCCGTCATCAGATCAGCATCAGCGGTCGGGATAAAACCGGCGACCTGGTGGACTGTGCCGCCATCCATCCCGGCAGCCAGTGGCGCAACCGGACGCTGGCACAGATTGCCGCAGATTTATGTGCGCCCTTCGGGATAGCTGTGCGCTGGCAGGTTGACGACGACACGGCTGCACGCCCTTTCAGCTCTTTTACGCTGGAAAACTCAGAAACCGTGGCGGATGCGCTGACCCGTGCTGCCCGGCATCGCGGGGTGCTGGTGACCAGTAATGCTGACGGCGATCTGGTGTTCACCCAGGCAGGAAGCCAGCAGACGGACAGACTGGTGCTGGGAGATAACCTGCTTGATGCCGATTACAACACGGACTGGCGAGGACGATACAGTGAATACCGTGTCCGGGGACACGGGCGCGGTGGTGGCAAACGGGGAGACAGCGAGTCCGCCGCCCGGCTGGCAGCACCTGTGGGCGTCATCAGTGATGAGCAGATCGGCCGCTACCGGCCGAAAATCATCCTCGCCGATCAACAGACAGACACCACCGGTGCACGGCAGCGTGCCCTGCGTGAAATGCGCCGTGCGATTGCCCGTTCAGAACGGTTTTCTGCCACCGTGCGTGGCTGGTTCCGGGATGATGGCCGGTTATGGGATGTCAATCTGCTGACCGGTGTTTCAGCCCTGCGTTTCGGTATCGAACAGACTGAACTGCTGGTCTGTCAGGTGGAGTTTTTACTGGATGAACAGAACGGGGAAGTCACCCGGCTGGTTCTGGCACCGCGTGACGGCTTTATCGTTCCGGCAGAGCCGGACAGCAAAGGCCGTGGCGGTGGTTCCGGTGATGATGTTGATGCCTTTATTCGCCAGCAGATGAAAAAACAGGGGATCAGCTTTGATGAATGATGAAGTATTCAGCCGCCTGATTGCCCCGGTAACGCGCGGTATTCGCCTGCTGTTTGGCCGGGGCGTTCTGACCGGCACACATGACGAACTGAAAATGCAGAATGTGCAGCTCACCGGCATGGACGGCGAAACCTTTGATGATGTGGAGCGCCCCCAGCAGTACGGGCAGATCAGCGTTCCCCTGCCGGGCGCAGAAACCTTTTTTGCCTGTCTGGGCGGACAGCGGGATCAGACTGTGGTGCTTGTGGTGGAAGACCGGCGCAGCCGTCCGACCGGACTCACTGCCGGAGATACGGGGGTGTATCACCATGAGGGGCACCGGATACGGTTAACAAAGGATGGTCGCATTATTGTGACATGCAAAATGCTGGAGATTTACGCCGACGATGGGATGCGGGTGGATACGCCGGAAGCCACCTTTACGGGCAATGTGACGGTGGATAAAAACCTGCATGTTAAGGGGAATTTCGCGCTTGATGGTACGGGGAAATCTCAGGGACTGTTCACGATGTCAGATGCCGTTATTGCCGGGATACGGTATTCCGGTCATGTGCATCATGATAACGGCGAAGGCAGTAAGACAGGAGCGCCGGAGAATGGCTGATATTGCAATTGTATGGGATCAGGGATGCGGTTCGCTGCAACTGAACGGTGCCGACCTGCTGACGGATGACAGTCTGCTGACGGCCGTTCTGATTTCGCTGTTTACTGACCGCCGGGCGCTGGCATCGGATGAAATCCCTGACGGTACGCGTGACCGCCGGGGATGGTGGGGAGACAGTTTTCGCCCGCGTCCCATTGGCTCCCGTCTGTGGCTTCTCAGCCGGGAAAAAACGCTGGCCTCCGTGATAAGCCGTGCCCGTGCTTACGCGGATGAGGCGCTGGGCTGGCTCAGTCAGGATGGCGTGGCGTCATCCGTGGTCTGTCATGCAGAACGTGTGGGACACGCGCGGCTGGCGCTTTCGGTGCGCATAACCCTGCCTGATGGTTCAGTGAGACCCATGATTTTTTATGCTGATTTTAAGGGGGAGTAATGCCTTATCAGCCTTTACCGCTGGCACAGTTAATCACGCAGACACAGCAGGATATCAGCCAGCGCCTGCCCGGCTCGCAGCCGGGTGTGAATGAAACCACCCTGAATGCCATTGCTTACGCTCAGGCAGGGTTATCTGCTCAGGAGCATGAGCATCTGGCCTGGATTGCGCGTCAGATCATCCCGACCGAAGCCGATGAAGCCGAGTTACTGAAGCACTGTGCATTCTGGGGCGTTATGCGTAAACCCGCCTCACGGGGTGACGGGCCGGTTCAGCTGATGCTGACCACGGATGCGGGGATCACAGAAGGTGTGCTTCTCCAGCGCAGTGATGGCGTGGTTTACCGTATCACCACCTCACTGACCGGTAAGGCCGGTACGCTGAATGTCAGTGTGGAAGCTGAAAGTGCCGGTCGTGCGGGAAATGCCCCGGCAGGGACAAAACTGACATTTATCACACCGCAGGCGGGGATCAACCAGACGGCCACGGTGACCGGAACGGGGATCACCGGTGGTGCGGATGTGGAAACCGTGCCGGAGCTGCTTTCCCGTCTGGTTTTCAGGGTGCAGAATCCGCCGTCCGGCGGCACGCAGTATGATTTTGAACGCTGGGCGCGTGAAGTGCCGGGCGTGACGCGGGCATGGTGCCGCCCGGAGTGGCCGCAGGCGGGCAGCGTGGGGGTAACGTTCGTTCAGGATAATAACCCGGATATTTTCCCCGGTGACGGTGATGTTCAGCGGGTGGCGGATTATATCCGCAGTCATGATGATCCAGCGACCGGCCAGCCTGTCGGACAGCCTCTGGGGCCGACGGTGACCGTGTTTAAGCTGACCAATAAGCCGGTGCCCTTCAGCATCAGGATCATCCCGAAAACACCGGAGAATCAGGCGGCCGTAAAACAGGCGCTGACCGACCTGTTATACAACGAATCCCGGCCCGGCGGTCTGGTTCTGCCGTCGTCTTTCTGGCGTGCAGTGGCGGGGGTGAAAAATCTGGAGGATTTTGAAGTGCGCAGTCCGCTGACGTCAGTTCAGGCGGGAGACAGTGAGCTGCTGACGGTAGGAGAAATCACATGGCTGTAACCCTGACCCCGCATCAGCGCGCCCTGTTGCAGTTACTGCCTGACGGGCTGGCATGGGACAAGCGTCCGTCATCCGTACTGGCATCATTATGTCTGGGCCTCAGTCATTCGACAGCTCGTGTTTCCTGGACGGGTAAACAGCTGCTTGCCGAGCGTTTCCCTGACACGTCGCGCCTGCTGCTGGAAGACTGGGAGCGTTATCTCGGCCTTCCTGAATGTGATATGGCCGGAGCCACCATAACGGAGCGACAGCGTTATGCCGGAAATAAATACCGGATGAAGCCCTCGCTGAACCGTGAATTTTATATCCGGTTTGCGGCGGAGTTTGGTTATCAGATTGATATTCAGCCATCACCGGATTCGCAGTGGGTCAGTATTGTCACGATTAACAGTGAAACCGGCTACCGGAATATGAATGTGCTGGATGATATTCTCACGCCGCTGCGTATTTATGAAGGCGGTGCGCTGGAATGTATTCTGAATCGTTATAAGCCTGCATGGCAGACGTTTATTTACGTGTATGCAAACAGCCACGAAGAGGAGGATATTTAATGTTTCATGTTGATAATAATTCCGGCGTGGCGAATATGCCTGCGCTGGCACCGGCGCAGAGTAATACCACCACCTGGTTTACCGAAGGTGACGGACAAAAAGGTATCAGCTGGATTGGTCAGGACTGGCTGAATATTCTCCAGGCCGAACTGCTGAATATTCTGGCTGAAGCCAGTATTCAGCCGGATAAGGCGCAGTTAAACCAGCTTACGCTGTCCATTAAAGCCATTATCGCTGCGAATGCTTTTTCCCGGAAAAATAACCTGAAAGAAATTGCTGATGCCGGTGCGGAGGCCCAGCGTCTGGCCCGTGGTTATCTTGGTCTGGGGACGCTTGCCACAAAAAACAGTCTTGGTCCCGGTGACGTGAATGCCCTGGCGAAGGATCAGAATCTCGCAGACCTGGAGAATAAGGGAACCGCCCGTAATAATCTGGATGTTTACAGCAGGAGCGAAGGTGATAACCGTTACCTGCGCAGGGAGCAGCACGGCGCAGACATTCCGGATAAAGGCGCTTTTATCGATAACGTCGGTTTACGGGAAACGGTAAACAGAGCCGCGAACGCACTGCCATCGAACGGAACGGCCGTTGCCGCGAACAGGCTGGCAAATGCCCACACAATTAATGGGGTTCCCTTTGACGGGACGCAGGATATAAACATCACTTCTGGTATAACACAGCAGGATGCGGATTCCCGATATATCCAGGATATCAGGCTGGGGGCAGAGAACAGGCAGGTAATGTACGGTGGGGCATATTACTCTGTGTACGGTAATGTCATGGCAGGCCTGCAGATTGACAGTAAAGTTGATGCTTCAAACGATTTTATAGCATTCAGACCCCTGCAAAAATTAGTCAGAGGTACATGGATTACGGTATCTCAGTTATAAATAGTCGGTAAATAATATATTTTAAAACAGATTTATTTCCAGGAGGATTTTATGGAACTAAAAAATATAACCCGTTATTATCCTGAAAATATGCCATATGGTAATGATGTTCAGTATTTTCAGAGTGAAGATGGTAAGGATTTCTACGAGTCCCTGCCATTATTCACCAAAAAATATAAACTTTGCATAACACCTGACAGCGGCGTTATCTGCTCAATATCACAGGACGCCTCGGCGCTGTATCCTGCGAGGTTTTCTGTGGTTGAGGCCGATGAACTTCCTGAAGGCACGGATATTTCAGGAAACTGGAAGTTTGATAATGGCGTGATCTCCCGTATTCCGGTTAACTACGCAAAAAAACTGGAAGCAATCCGCCAGTCATATCTTAATCAGGCATATGAACAAATTAATGACTGGAGAACAGAACTACAACTGGGCACCATCAGTGATGAAGACAGAGCAGCACTGGCACGATGGATGGCATACATCAGTCAGGTGAAAAAAATGGTATTACCCGCAATTAAAACTGAAGCTGAATTTAACGCCATTAAATGGCCTGAGCAGCCACAGTAATGAAGAAGGCCGGAAGGCCTTCTTTATGTCATTATATACTCGCTGCCGTCACCCATGCCCCATTTAACAGATATTGTACAGAGCGGTAGTAAACCCCCGCAATATTATCCGCTGAGTTCTTACCAACATCCTGCACAATAATGCCTGTCAGAATATTTCCTCCTCCGAGATTCAGATCCCAGGTTTCCCAGTTATTCTTTCTGTAACTGGTCACTGAACCCAGTCTGATCCCCGTTACTGTTCCTGATGAGATAGTGATATCCTGGGTTCCGTCAAAGGCAACACCATTAATTCTGCGGGCATTTGCCAGCCTGTTCGCGGCAACGGCCGTTCCATTCGATGGCAGGGCGTTCGCGGCCTTGTTTACCGTTTCCCGTAAACCGAGGTTTTCAGGAAAGCCCCTGTTCTCCCCGTTTTATTCATCATGCGACAATTCCGGCTTTTTATAATAAGGAGATCGTATGCTGATTGGGTATATCAGGGTGTCAACAAATGACCAGAATACGGCGCTACAGAGAAATGCGCTGGAATGTGCAGGATGTGAGCTGTTTTTCGAAGACAGAATAAGCGGTAAGACAAGGGAACGTCCCGGCCTTAAACGCGCATTAAAGCGACTCCGGCCAGGGGATACCCTGCTGGTCTGGAAACTGGATCGTCTTGGACGTAGTATGCAGCACCTTGTCCTTTTAACAGAAGAACTCCGGCAGCGCGGCGTTAACTTCCGCAGCATTACGGACAATATTGATACATCCACTCCCATGGGACGTTTCTTTTTCCATATAATGGGCGCACTGGCGGAAATGGAGCGGGAACTCATTATTGAACGTACACGCGCGGGTCTTGCTGCTGCCCGTGCTCAGGGGCGTCATGGCGGCAGACCTCAGAAACTGACAGGGAAAGAGCGGGAGCAAATCGCCCGTTTGCTGGCTAATGGCGAGTCCCGTAAACAAATCGCACTGATATTTGATATTGGCCTGTCCACCCTTTATCGTTATTTTCCTGCCTCACCGGCTCCGTCACCAAAAGTACCGTGACGCTTTTTTGAATTTCCGCAAAACACATATTTTTCAGCGGTCGCTATTCTGACTCTGTTTAATTCAGAAACAGGCAGAAAAGACGATGTCAGACTCCCAGTGGAAAATGCTCTCCGCCATGCCCGGAGAGTTTTCAGTCAAGGTTGCCGGTGGCACGGTGGCATTTATTGAAAGTCCTTTCCGGCCTTCGGGTAATAAAGGGGGGATCACCTTCGCAGACTGCGTGATCCGCTTCAGCACGAAAGAGCCATTATGGGTAATGCCGGTATCCGGCAATCCCAGCGCAGAAATCACCAGTTCAGGTGTGACCGGCATTATTCCGATCACATCTGACGTGGCCGGAACACTCACGCCTTCTGACTGGAATGCACCGGATAACGCCGGACCGTCTGGCGGTACAAATGGCAGCAGTACAGAGCCGGAGTATTACTATGTGCTTCCACTGGCCGGGCAGTCCAACGGGATGGCCTACGGTGAAGGGCTTCCGTTGCCGGATTCATTTGACCGTCCTGAACCGCGCATTAAGCAACTGGCACGTCGCAGCACGGTAACGCCCGATGGTACGTCGTGCACATATAACGACATCATTCCCGCAGACCACTGCCTGCATGATGTGCAGGACATGAGCGGGATAAACCACCCGAAAGCTGACCTGAGTAAAGGGCAGTATGGTTGTGTCGGTCAGGGGCTGCATATTGCCAAAAAACTGCTGCCTTATATTCCGCAGAATGCCGGGATACTTCTGGTTCCCTGCTGTCGTGGTGCTTCGGCATTCACCACCGGGGATGACGGCTCATTCAGTGAGGTCAGCGGTGCTTCCGCTGATTCTTCACGCTGGGGAGCCGGTAAACCCCTGTATCAGGACCTGCTCAGCCGCACCAGAGCGGCGCTGGAGAAGAACCCGAAAAACAGATTACTGGCCGTGGTATGGATGCAGGGAGAGGCAGACCTTGCTTCAGGAAGTCAGCAGCATAATGGTTTATTCACAGCCATGGTTCAGCAGTTCAGAACCGACCTGTCTCCACTTGCAGCGCAGTGCGTGAGTGGAAATGCTGGCACGGTGCCGTGGATTTGTGGTGACACCACGTATTACTGGAAAAACACGTATGCCACGCAGTATGAAACAGTCTATGGCGCATATAAAAATCTGACCGCACAGAATATTTTCTTTGTGCCGTTCCTGACGGATGAGAATGGACAGAACACGCCAACGAATGCTCCGGCGGAAGACCCGGATATTGTGGCTGTCGGGTATTACGGTGCGGCATCCCGTACCCAGGGCAGTTTTGTCTCCACACAGCGTGACAGCCATTTCAGCTCATGGGCACGCAGGGGCATCATTTCTGACCGTCTGTCCTCAGCCATTCTGCTCCATGCGGGACGCACGGCTGAAGTTATGGGCGGACATGCCGTGACACCACCGGATGAAAAGCCATCCCCTGACACGCCATCAACACCGTCAACGGACGGGAAATCAATGACGACGCTGTTTTCTTACCGTGCATCGGAGTCAGGCGGAGCACTGACGCCACAGGGCTGGGGGGCAGAAGGCGGTAGTGCTGCTGTTGTGGATGATGCCGGTGCCAGCGGGGGAAAGGCGCTGAAGCTGACAAAACAGACCGGAAAGTCATGGTTTATGCAGTATGATGCCGGTAATGGTGCCGACCTGCTGGAAAAAGGTGGCCTTGTCAGCTGTCGTTTTAAACTTGATGGCGCGCTTACGGCTAATCAGTACGCACTGGCGCCGTACTGGCCGGTTTCTTCGCTGCCTCAGGGTGTCACACTGGAAGGTAATGCCGGTCATAACCTGCTGGCATCGTTTTACGTTCAGAGCGATGCCACAGACCTTAACGTGATGTACCACAAGGGTAATCCAGGCCAGAACACGAAGCTGGGTTCATTCGGTGCATTTAATAACGAATGGCATACGCTGGCATTCCGTTTTGCCGGTAATAACAGCATTCAGGTGACGCCGGTGATTGATGGTAAGGACGGGGAACCGTTCATGCTGTCTCAGTCACCTGTCGGTTCTTTTGCGGCAGACAAGTTACGCCTGACCGATATCACCAGTAATGCAACGTATCCGGTACTGATTGACAGCATTTTGGTGGAAGTGAATAACCCGTCAGCAGGATAAAAAAATGCCGCCGGGAAAGGGAAAACAAGAAACCGGCGGCAAATGTCGTCATATCCAAAGCAAAACATGCAGGACGATTTTTTAACCAACAGGTATTAACGATGTCAACACCATGTCAATAACCGGGAGGGATAATGACATTTTTACAGCTTATTTTATTGTATTTCTGCACGGTGGTATGTGTCTTATATCTGGTGAGCGGTGGTTATAAGGCCATCAGAAATTATGTTCGCCGCAAAATTGATGACGCAGCAGCCGAAAAGCTCAGTAAAACAGCGCAGGCAGCTCCGCTCCCAAAAGACCCGACCCAGCCCTGATTGCAGGGCTTTATTCCCGCATAAGGAGAATATACATGCCAGAAATTAAAGGCACCGTCACTGAAGACCTGGTAAAACAGGCGCTGTATTCCGGTGAAGTAAATAAATTACTGAAAGCGCAGGTCCGCAAGGATTTTGAGGCACAAATCGACACTTACGTTGATGAGGTGCTGGCAAAACTTATTGGCCCGGCTGCTGCGGCCAGTGGTTCCGATAATGAGCCGAAAACCGAAGCACAACCAGAGCAACCAGACCCGGCTCAGCCGGGAACTGACAGTACCATGATGCAGTAATAGTCACCGGCAGGTTTCCCTGCCGGGTTAATTTGTTAATGCACGTTTTGTGTATTTTCCCTCCGGGGAGAACAGGCAGGACATATCAGCATCCTGAAACAGGAAGCATTTTTTGGTTTGTATGTCTTGCCATTTTGAGATCTGGAACGGCGATAGATGAGCTGTAAGGGAGTCTTACAGGCAGGGCAAACAGGCTCTTTATCCATGATAAAGATCTCCTTTTTATGCATCTCTGCTTTACAGGAGACCGGGGAATATCATAGGATACGACACGAGCTCGAAGTAAAGCATTGATGCAAGTTTTTACAGATTGACCCAGCATAGTTCCAGCTATGCTGGGTTTCCCTTTTATGTAGTATCCTGTTGATTTGAAACATACTACATATACGCGCAATCCTACCTTCACTGTATAAAAAGTCAATAAAATGATCATTTTATGATCGTTTTCACCCCCTAAGTCTTCGTTTTCTTTAAGTAAATAATCACCGCTATGAATCATTGTTGATGACTTTTCAATCTATTTGTTGTATCAATTAAACACATCGAATCGATCGTTTTTGTCGATCGATTTGGTGAGAAAGATATCATCAACAAAGCAGGAGGTTATGCGGCCATGTATCGAAACATACGGTGCCGACACTGCAATAAGCTACTGGCACGGGCCAGTTTCAGTTATCTGGAAGTAAAATGTCCGCGCTGTAAAACCCTCAATCAAATCACATCTCCGAGCGCCACAGAGCACCCCACATACACAAGGAAATCCTGTCGTGGGGAACAGAAAGCAAACTACATCCCGCATAATCAGCACGCCTGAGCTTATTCGCTATAACGACAATATCGTTGGTTATGGCTCCCGTGAGTTACGGGTTGAGACTATAAGTTGCTGGCTGGCCCGTCTGGTTATTGTCAATAAACATTACAGCCACCGTTTCGTAAATAACTCCTACCTTCATCTGGGTATATTTTCAGAACGAGAGCTGGTTGGCGTAATGCAATGGGGTTATGCCCTTAATCCAAACAGTGGAGCACGCGTCGTAACCGGTACGCAGAACCGCGAATATATGGAACTTAATCGGTTGTGGTTGCATGACTGTATGCCGAGAAACTCCGAATCAAGGGCCATCAGTTACGCGCTCAAACTAATCAGACAACTTTATCCGCAGGTGCAGTGGGTTCAGTCGTTTGCAGATGAGCGTTGTGGCTGTCTTGGTGTCGTGTACCAGGCAAGCAATTTTGATTATGTAGGCAGCCATGAATCAACATTCTATGAACTTGATGGCGAGTGGTATCACGAAATTTGCAGGAATGCCATCAAACGGGGCGGACAGCGAGGTGAACATCTGAGGGCTAATATCGACAGAGCCAGTGTTCATAAATTCCGCCAGTTTCGTTACATCCGGTTTCTGAACAAGAGGGCCAGAAAACGCCTCAACACAAAGCTATTCAAAGTCCAGCCTTACCCAAAACCACAAACAGTTAAAACCGGTTTGAAAAAGAGTGAATGA